AATCACACAAACTCAAACTCATACTTTGTTAAAAATAGATGAAAAAACAGGTGAAGTATCAGAAATACCTTTCTTGTTTGATTGTGCTTCTTCAAAGCTTAGAGTATCTAGAGAATGGAATACTCAAATTATGAAGTTAGGTGGCGATAGATTTGCTTCTCTTTGGAAGCTTGCTTCGGTATCAACTGCTAACAAAGCTGGACAGAAGTTCATGAACATATCTGTTTCTAATGTGGGTTGGCTAAAAGAAAGTGCTTACGAAGTTGCAAAAAGTTTTTATGAAAAGACTTTTGCTACTAAAACTAAGTAATTACTTTTCGTACGGGTGCGACATATACTGTCGCATCCAAGTACGTATGTTATACTCCTTGAGTGAAAGAAAAGGAGTTCATAAACAAAGTGCATAAACACTTATCTAAAGAAGTTTATCATTGGAAGATTAATGATCCTTACCATGGGGGTGTGCCAGACACTTATTATTCAGGACCTAACGGTAATTGTTGGATCGAATATAAGTATAAAGAAAACTTGCCTATAAAATTTAACTCTAAAATAAAAATTAACTTATCAGAACAACAACGCATTTGGTTAACACGCCAAAAAGAACATAATATATTTACGTACGCAGTATTTGCATCTGGAGATCTTGTGTACGTAATAGAAGATTTTACAATTAAAGAAATTACTTTAAAAGAATTTAATAAAAAAGCAGTGCCTTTTAAAAATTTTATAAAAGCACTTACAAAACATTGTTTAGGAGACACAAAATGACAGACATGGTCAACTCACCACCCCATTACAACATGGGCGGTATAGAATGCATAGATGCAATAGAAGCTAGTATGACACCAGAAGCCTTTAAAGGTTATTTAAAAGGTAACATACAAAAATATATGTGGCGATATGAGGCTAAAAAAGGCGTAGAAGATCTTAAAAAAGCAGAATGGTACCTAAACAGACTACTTAAAACCTTAAAAAAGACCAAAGTAGTGTAAAAGCCACGGAGACGCTCTCTATTGCATTTTAAGTATTTTTGATATCAGCACAAGGACCATGTGCTTAAAACGCATTACAATAAATACTGTGAGGTCATTTTCTTGGAAATGACCTATTTTTTGATCTATGTTGTAAAACTACATTACTTCGTGAATTATTAGCAGGATTTCCGTCTACATGATGAATATCAATATGACTTCCTTTTCTAACCCTACCTTCTCTTAACATTTGCCTACGTATTTTATTACGTTGAGCACGTCTTTTTTTCTGTGCAGTACTACCTTGGTAGTTATCGTATTCTTTTCTATAATTTCTAGCCATTTATATAGTATACACCTTCAAAGCTTTTGCTTTACCTTTTACTTTAATAGTATCGTGTAAGACTGCAGTTGGTATTTTTTTTGCTGTACGTTCTCCAATTAATATATCTACACCTGCTTCTTTAGTTGCACTCTCTAATCGTGCCGCTGTATTCACAGCATCTCCTATTGCTGAATAGTCAAATCTTGTATTACTCCCCATATTACCAATTACTGCTTCTCCAGTATTTATACCAATACCAATTGCTATAGGTTCGGGTAATTCTTTTTGCAGCGCTTTTATTGCCGTACGCATATCTTGGCCACAGGCGACAGCACGTTTTTCATGTTCATCAATCATTAGGGGGGAATTGAATATGGCCATGCATGCGTCGCCTATGAACTTATCTACCATACCGCCGTGTGCCTGGATGCATGTAACTTGCGCGGTAAGTACTTTATTCATTATTTCAGTCACTTGTTCTGGTTCTAACTTTTCAGATAAATTTGTAAAACCTCTAACGTCAGTAAATAAAAACGTGCAAGTCCTACGTTCTCCTCCTAACTTAAGTAAACTAGGATCTTTTTGCAATCGTGCAACTTGCCTGGGGTCCAGGTAGTGCTCGAATTGTTTTTTAATTAACTGTCGTAGTTTAAACTGTTCATTAAACCTTAAATAAAATTCTTGCACAGATATAAGCACTATTGATACTAAACTGTAACTAACATCTATAAGTATATTAGATGTAATTAAATACCAACCACCGACCGCGGTCATAGATCCAAGGCCCACGATTCCTACAACAGTACCAACTAAACCAAATACACGTACTATAACTATAGCTAATATAAGTACTGTTACTAATATAAGTAATTCATATAATAGCGCAATGCCTGGTATTGCTGGCACATCTACCGTCATGCTTTCAGCTAACGCGGCTTGTATATGGTGGGGGTACAACAACCCAACTGGCGTAGCTATTTGGGGCATTACACCTTTTGCACTCACACCTACAAACACAAACTTATCACGTACATTCATTTCATCCAAAGTAGTGCTCGGAGTATCTATCCAAGATACCCAACGCCTGCCTATTTCATCTACTGGTATTTCTGCATAATCTGGCACAGTAAGTTCTTCAATCTGCCCTTGCTGCCCTTTGATAATGTACGTATCCGCACCTGCAATCATTTTAATAACTTGTATACCAAAAGACGGAGTCCAACCATCTGGTGTCTGAAGTAGTAAAGGTAAACGTCTGACTAAATTATCTACATCGGTACGTGCAACTGCCAGCCCCTGGTAAGTTGAGTTTGCTAGCACGGACACATTCCCTATTACTCCTTGTGAGTCAATACCTTGTATAGGTATACCATCTCCTAATATAACTGTGCCTGTAGTTGGTGCGTAAGAACTGCCTCCTTCAAACGTAGCAATAACACTCGGACCTTGTAATAAAGCATCTGCAAATGCCTCATCTCCACCGAATCTATCTGCTTGTGGAAACGCAACAACCCAACCTACACCCAAAGCTCCTGCATTTAACAAGTCTAATTGTATTCGTGCAAGGTCTTGTCGCGGGTAAGGCCATCCGCCCGCAAGTGCTACATCTTCTTCTGTTATATCTAAAGTTACGAACCAGCCAGATGGATCTGGTGTTTGTACGAATGCGTCAAATGTTTTTAATTTAAGGATTTCTAATGCTTGCCAGTTAAACAACAACGGCATGCATAGTATTGGTATACTAAGTAACGAAATCCATTTCTTCATCCTGACCCCTGTGTAATCCTTATGGTAGAGTCCCCCCCACCGTTTATTAACACTTGTTGTGTTTTACCATCCTGTAATAATATTATAGTATAGCCTTGCGATATGTTTAGGGTCAACTTAGTAGATTGTGTTACTGCTCTTTCTAAAATAATACTTTCATCTTGTTTAAAAGTTGTAATCTGAGTAACTAAATCTTGTCCAAAGTTTGTGCCTTGTAACAATGTACCTGTAGTTAATGCTTGATCTCCTAAAGTATCTAGCTCTTCTATAACTTCTAATAAATCTTCAAAAAAATTAACATCTAAATAATTTATATCAAGCTCACTAAATTCAAGCGAGTCTTCTGCTAGATAATCAAACTCTAAATCCTCAAACTCTAAATAGTCTATGTCTAAAATTGCTCCAGTATTTCCGGACGTTGTGGATGACTCTGTGGATAACTTTGATTCGTCCGGGGGGCTAACAATCAACATATTGTCTATAATGTCTAACGTTAAATCTAATATAACAGGCTTGCTTGGAGCATTTTCAAATACATTAACAGTCGTAGCTTCATAAGGTCTGTTTAAAGTAACCGTACCTGCAGCAGTTGTAACAAGTATTTCGCCACTAGATAAACCATTAGCATCAGGCAATAGGATAATAAGTGAACGTCCAAGTTCGTCCACAGTACACGTAAAATCAGTCCCACGGATTGCAATGTCAGCTGTAGGTGTAGAAAGTTTTATGTTTCTTTTATCAATCTTGCCTAATTTACTGCTTACAAATCTAGCCGTACCGCTAGCAAATGTCATAGCCATTTTACCTTTTGAAGGATCAGGATCGTAAATGTATTCAGTTATGACAAGTTTAGAATGTTCCGTTAGACGTACGATAGAATCGTCCAGGAATGTTATGCCCACACGTCCGTTAGTTGTACGAACGTCATCCATTTGTTGGATGTCAAAATCTAATTCAGCGCCGTAAGGTTGGTCTCTTAAGACGCTAGCAGTCCCTTTTAGTTCAGAAATATCTCCAATATTAACAGCTTGTGCTTGTGCCTTGGTCGTTTTGAATGACGCAAACAGTACCACTATTACCGTTAGATATAATTTTAAGCCAGTCATTGTCTTGGGTACTCAGTTGTTTAATATTAAAAGTTCTGCTGTTACCTGTTTGGTCAAGGTAAAAATATCCGCCTGCATAGCCTGAACCATCAAATGTAACATTGTTAGAATCACCATCTACATCTACATAAGATGTAGCACCATCGTAGTTAATATCAAAATCAAATGTATTACTAGAACCATTTATAATCCAATCTAAGTCTAAATTACCAGTTAAAGCTGCCGTACCTACGTTTAACGTAAAATCATTGCTGTCTCCTGTAGCATCTATATTAAGATTACTACCGTCAGCTCCATAGGTATTAGTAGGGTCTACTTGAATTGTAAAGTCATTACTGTCTCCATCAAACTCAAAAAAACCTGTAAAATTGTCAGCTAAAATATCCCCTAAAAACGTATTAGAACTACCTATTTGATTTATGTCTAAAGTCATAGTAGCGCCATCAAGGTCAAGAGCAGTCATACTACCAGCAGCAGCGTTAAGCCCGCCTATGATATTACCAGAACCAAGTTGTTCTAAGTCTAGGTTTAAAGTAGCACCAGCTTGATCTACGTATATTTCGTTATCAGCCGCGTACAGAGGCGACACAATCAGCATCGCAATCAATAGTTTTGTATTTTTCATGTATACTCCAATAGCCTGCTTCTGTACCCTCCTTAATTATTTGCAGGACTGCTGTTTCTATGGCGGCCCTTAAAGCCAATCCTCCGGACTCGTTTCTTACAACACCACTTTCTATCTCGACTAATTCTGTATTATCAGAAATAAATCGAAAAACATCGTTACTTAATGAGGCACTTAGTATCGTTTTAGTTACCAGTGTCTCTAGTAAAACTTTTCCCGTTGTAACAGATACCAACCTAAGCTGCACTGTTACTGAATCTCTTCTATACGCTTTGGTTGCACCTAAGCCTAAATAACGTGCTCCAGCACCGCCAGACGTAACGTTACTTTCATATCCTATCACACCTCCCTCTATAATTAAACCTGCGAACAAGAGGGCCCCTAGTTCCTTAGCATCATCTTCTTTTTCTCTAGTGCTTCTTATAATTTGGCGTTCTTTAGTTAAGTTATCTAAACCTACCCTTTCAACTACAGTAAAAAACCCCCCGTGTTCAGAACCTGCTTTATGTAAAGCTCTTATTAAATAAGCACTTGGTAATTGGGTTATTGCAGTAGAGAAAGAAGCGTAGCTTGAATTGCTTAATCTTTGGCCTGTTTGGTCTGTAAAACTTGTAGGATAAACTGCAACTACTGGTTTACGTGTTGGCACCCCAATAGAAGAAAGATTAGATACTGCGAGTGTTTCTACCTCTGCTTTTTCTATTTTTTTTATCGGGCCTATATTATTTTCTATGGGGTCAAATACTAAGGACGCACAACTAGAAAGTAAAACTACCGATAGGAATTTGAATAATTGTTTCATTGCCGTCCGAGTCCACCACAGTTAGCGTTATTATACCGTCTACTACACTATAGGTAATTGTATTACCTTCTAACTCAATTGTACCATTATCGCTTGGAGTCTCGCCAAACAAAGCTTCTACAAGTTGTCTAGACAACTGTGCATAAATCCTAGACTCTAAATTACGGACAAATCTAGCAAGGGTTGTGTTCTCTTTGTCTCTTTCTATTTGGTCTTGCAAAGCTTTTAATTCTGCCTTTATAGACATTTTTCTAGTGTGTTCAACATTATCTATTGTTAAATAATGGCTAGAAGTATTCTCTCCACTAAAAGAAGGAGACTTAAATTTATGAGTCATTTGATCTGCTTTTACATTTATAACAAAAATGCCTACAGCTAAAATAGCTCCTATAAACATTATTATTTTTAACATAAGTACTTTGTCTGCTTCTTCTTTTTGCAGTTGTTTTTTAGTCTTTCCTTTGGTCATCTCTATCCGCCTTAGCAATTTTATTGCTATCTATAAGTTGAGGTACGCCAAGAATAGTTTTAATCAAAGTGTCTTGTCTTATGATTTCATTATCTAAACTACGTATTCTGTCTATTAATGCTACTAAAATACCGTGTTGAGAGTCAAGTTTCGTGCCAAGTCTCTCTTCAATTGCTTGTATTTGTCCGGCTACCTTTTCGTCAACTACATCTAGTTTTTGTTCCATACCGTCAACAATACGCATAATTAATTTATAAATAAACCACCCTAGGCCTAGGGCAGCTGCTATAGGAAAACCAACCTCTTGTATTACGGTAACTGCTGATTCCATCAGTCTTGTTTATTGGAGGCCCCAAAATAAAATGATATTACTGCAGATGCTAGGCCACCGAGATAGCCTAAGACCAAATTAATTAGGGCCTCACTGTTCTGTTCTGGTGGTTGGAGAGTTACGAGGAAGATATAACCAAGGAAACCACCAACCATAGCTACACCAATTATTCTAGCAGTCCAGTCTTTACTAAAAGTTTTTCGTGCATCTTGTTTTTCTTGTGTTTCTAGTTTGTACAGATCAACGTCAAGCTCTTTCATCTTTGCTTCAAAGTCTTTTTCTGCTTTCTTTATTTCTAGGAGTTGCTCAGGTGTAGCAGTCGCAATAGCTTTTTCTAATGATGCAGGGTTATTATCTACCCCTAAAATTTTTGATATAACATCTCCTGCCATACCACCTAATGGCCCGCCTAATGCAGTTCCTAATGTTGGAGCAACGCTTCCTATTATATTACCCAGTAACTTCTTCATATTTCCCAAGCTCCAATAGTTTTTGTTTATTTGCTAAATGTTCTGATTCTATGTCGTCTTTGCTTTGTCCTGTGTAGGCAACAGCAAGATAATTGTCAATCATTGCTTGGTTTAGATCTACGTCATCTGCAACGATAACGCCTAGAACTCTACCGAACTTCCCTTTCTTGTCTAGTTTTGTTTGTATTTTTAAATCATCAGCGTGCAAAATAGCATCTGATAAAAACTTTCCTGCTAGTTTACCTCTAGCTTTTTCGTCGAGGTCACGTGTTCGTGATTCTGGTGTATCTATGCCATAGAGTCTGACACGGGACTTATAAACTATATCAAACCCTAAGTCTATTTCGGCATCTACAGTATCTCCGTCTACTACCCGGGTTATTTCACACCTATATTCGTACATTACTTACCAACTGCTTTTTGAGCTTTCTTATGAGCAGCAGTAAATGTGCTACCTTTCATCATAAGATTCTTCATGTACTTCATATGTTTAGCAGTGTGGTGTTTTGAATGTCGCTTCATAGTAGCCTCTTGCCTTTTTGTAAGAGCTTTTTTCTTCATAGGTTTTTTAGCCATTTTTTTCTTTGGCCTACCTACTTTGCTCCCATATGTTCCTTTACCTCTTGGCATAATTTGTCTCCTTAATATTTGACATAGTTTATATTATCATGTTCCGTCATTATCTGGAACACCATACAATAAGTTTGTAAATGCCACATCTAAATTATTATTACTTGCAAAAAAAGCAGTAATCCAACCTTTTGCTATATCATTTGTTACATCTGCTATGTCTACAAATTCACTATCTGATGTATCTACAGTAGAAGGGTTAAAAGCAATCATTTCATCTTCTAGAGTGTAAGTGTTACCACTGCCGTCAGTGTCTGTTCCTACTACTTTAAAATGTACATTGTATACAATACTTTTACCGCCTTCTGTTATTTGTCTGTGATAAATGTTTTTAACCGTTATCTCAGTAGTAAAGGTATGTATGTCTGATACTGTACTATTCCAAGCCATTTGTTATTCTCCTATGAACTAAATTTAATAAACCTAGCATCTGCTCCTCCCATTAATTGAAAATTGCTGTCGCCTTGTGCATATATAAAAATATTAAGAGTTCCTGAGCCTGTGTATCTAAAAGCTAAAGGTATGTTTGAACTATCTTTGCCTGTAGTTAACCTACTATTAGAAATCCATGTCCCTGTTAGATATACAAGCTCGGGTGTAACTAAAATAGCATGAGAAGCACTTTCAGTTATTTTAGTTATATCAGTAAACGTTACACTAGTATCAACATCGTTAGAACTACTTGCACCAAATGTTCCATCAGATATTAAAAAACTAATAGTTTTGATTTGCCCAGCAAAAGATCCTTTGAACACTCTTATGTATCCTGTGTAAAACCCAGCCCCAGAACCTATTTCAGCTACGTGCCTGTAGTTAAGATCATTCTCGTGCCAGTAACCTAACGTGGTGCCCGTTTTTTCTCCGCCATTTGTAGGCAACGTCAAATCAGTTGTGTTTATCTTTGCTGCTGTAATAGTATTAGCACCAATCCTGTCAGCAGATATTGTGCCAGCATTTATCTTGTCAGCACTCAAATCATTTATTTTTGCATTTGTAATTTGGGCGTCTCCAATTTTAGCGGTGGTAATATTTGCATTTGCAATTTTAGCCGTTGTAACTTGTAGATCACCTATCTTGGCTTCTGTAATTTGGGCGTCTCCAATTTTAGCACTTTGAATTGTTCCATCTAAAATACGTGCATTTGTTATAGCCCCATCTTGAATACGTGCGCTGTCTATAAATACTGTACCCCCACTAACTATAAAAGGTGCTACATTAGCGTTAGTTCCATTCCAAATTGCAAACTTATCTGCTTGAAATTGCACAAAAGATTGTGCTCCTGAGCCATTACTGGCGTTAGAACCTATGACCATACCAGCTACTGATTTACTATTGTTAGACTCTGTAGCTACTTGCAATACAAACATTGCATTAAGATCGCCTGTATGACTAGCTGTAGTAGTATTCAGTGTATTAATCGAACTAGTGTTGCCATTAACAGTAGAAGTTAAACTAGTTACAGAAGATGCAGTAGAACTTTGTGCATTTGTAACAGTAACAATGTCAGACTGAGCAGTAGCCATAGCAGCACTTAAAGTGCTGCCTGTAAAACTAGTGCTACCAAAAAGGTTAACTAATGTAGCATCACGCCCCGCTACCCAAGCATTGTTAGCAGCATTTCTTGTGTATACTTGGCCATCATCAGTATCAAACCAGATATCAAAAGCTCCTATAGACGAACCATCTGCTCTCGTGCTAGGTTGGCTAGAAGATTTTATTACGTTAGCAGCTGCTGCTGTTGTAGTAATTAAATTAAACCCGGGCAAATTAGATAATTCTTCTGATAGCTGTTGCATTACAGCCCCTATATTTTCTATTGTTGTGGCTTTTGTACCATTTGTTTGGTTAAATGGCCCCCTTACATTACTAGTGCTTACAAACCTAACCCAATAAAAATAAGTTTGGTCATAGCCTACGGGATCAGTAATAATAAAAGAAGCAGTAGTTGTTATAAGAGTTGCAGTACCTACTTCATCATCTCTTGAACGCCATACCTCTGTAAAAGCATGGTTGCTATATTGAGCAGGGTTCCAATTAACTATTATTTCGGTAAAAGCACCAGAAGCCTCTAACCCTGTAGGAGCAGGGGGTATAGTTAAATCACCAACAGTATCATCGTTAGGTATAAAATCTATAAGACCATTTGGGTCAAACGGTCTTTTGCTTAAACGTTTTGCTAAACCGCTATCTACAAGTTCTCTAAGAGTAATAGCTCTATCTAAAGGATCTCCACGTCTGCCTAGTCGTATTTCTTGTGCTTCTTTCATAGAATTAAGAGTATCTTTTAACTCTCTATCTATTTTGTTAGGGATGTTTTTTAGTGCAGGGACTTTAGTTTTAGACATTAGACAGTCCTCAATTCATCCATTGAATCTCCTACACATATTTCATTAACAATAGTAGCTCCTTCTACTTCTACTGCATATGTTTTATGGACGCTGGCCGGTAAACGTACAACAGGTTCTGTTATAGCCGTTGAACTAAAACTAGGCGTAGTGCCTGTTACAGTAAAAGCATTACCAGAAGAAGCTATAACAGCATTATATATAACACTGCCGTCTCCGTATACTTTTACCCTAACTGGATAAGTTTCTGCATCTACCTTTGCAAAACCCATACTAAGAGGTCTAGGCATAACATATTCTTTTGATTTCCAATTAAATGTTAAATTAGTATTACTACCTTGAAATTTTTTAATCGTGTTGCTTATAATTAAATATAACTGACTGTCGTCCGGATCTGTATGGCCACCACGTATAAGACCACTAGCATCTAAATCTACAAAACTTGTACCATCCGATACTCTTGGGTCAAATATAAACCCCCCATACCCACTACCTGTAGAGTAAAAACCAACATATCTTTCTTCCCACATAAAACCAGTTATAGTTGCGGGATAATAGTTAGCTTGCCACTGGCTAGGAGTTATTATACCTTCTGTTATATTTCTTACCGTTGTACCTTCGGCTGCTATTAAACCATCTGGACTAGCGTATATAACATAAGGCCCCATATCTACCATAGATCTTTTATTTAAGTTTGCATGCGAACTTTCTATACGTATTGCAGTCATTGACTCAGGGCCCGAGCCAGTAATTAAATAGGGCACTCCTTTTGTAGTAGCTAAAATACCATTAGACACTACTTTTATATTTACTATTTCTTCTTCTATTACAAGTCTGTAGTTAGCAGGCCAAGCGTGAGGCAAAAAAGGTTCACTAAAACATATACGTTTACCTGTAAAACCTGCAAATACGCCCCCTGGTAACGCACATAGGCCTTTCATAGGCCCATCTGGGTACAAAGAAGTGTCATCATCTGGTGGTGCAATCCAAGTAGTAGAAGGGATAACTTCAGCTAATTCGTTGTTGTTTGAAGTATCTGCGTATGTAGTTGTAGCAAGAGTTACCTCTGCAACAAACTGAAATGCGGTAGTATTTGAACCAGTGTTAGATCTATAAATACGTTTTTTGGACAAGTTAGTATTTGATTTTGCGCTGCTTGTTTCTAAACTGCTTAAGTTTACAGTTTGGTTATCATCTGTTGTTACTACAGTAGAAGCAGGAGAGGGAGGCCCTTCTTCACCATAAGCAGTTACAAAGGTGTAAACATAAGATGTTTCAAAATCTATATTAGCGTCTGACGGCCCACCAAAGGCTGCACCGTTCGTAACAGACCCTGAAGCCCCACTACTAGTAGCAGAACCACTGGTTTCAACTGTTAATGTAGTAGTGCTTGGCACAGTCACTATTTTAAAATCGCCATTAATCTCATCTGCAGTCAGGCCATTTGTAGCACCAAAACCTGCGAGCGTAACAAATTGACCTACAGCTGTATTATGTACACTAGCTGTTGTTACAGTTATAGTACCAGAACCGCTAGCAGTGGTTACAGTTGCATTTATTTGAGTTGGAGCAGCTACAGCTACGGTTGGAGCAGCTGTTGGAGCTGGTACGCCTAATCTATAAAAAGCATCTGGGTAAGGCGCACTACCTAAAATAATGTCACTTCTACCCATTCTTGGAAAAGATTGCCCTGACCAATAAATCGTGTCGTTAGTGTCCCCGGCAATTGGTCCACGTACGACGTCTACATCTTCATCAAACTGCAACCAACGTTCTGGGCTATCTGTGTATTTAAAAATAGTTTGTTTAGTTGTGTTAGCTAAAGTAGACACACCATTAGAGGGGTCTGTTGTGGAATTGTCTGTTACGGGTACTAAACGACCTGTTTCTAGGTTTACATCCGTTGCAGTTTGAGCAAGGTTATCTGCTAATAACCTAGGAGATATCCTAGGCGCTTTGCCTCCGAATGTATTAAGTTTAAAGTACGCCATAGTTTCATTTTCCAGTATCTAGAACAGAGGCTTGTAGTTCTTTACTCCTTCTTCCTACTTGTGAATACCACCTGCTGTTCTCCATTTCAGCGGCCATTTGTTCCCAATTATGTGATCTACAAGCACTTAACATATTTTTAAAATTAGAAAGTCTCGTGCCACCTAAATTAAAACACATGTTTACTAACACATGTTGAATATTCTCAGGAAGGTTATAAAAAGCTTCTTCAGTGCCAAATATATGTATAGCTTCTGCTAAATGCTTATCAAAGTCATCTTCATAGTACATATCTACTACTTCTTGTGATACTTTTGTACCTACTTCCCAATCATACTCTGGGTCTCCTGGTTGGCATAAATGCCCTACACCAAGAGTTTTAAAACCTAAACTATCTTCGTATATCTTTAAAACTTCGCCTTCATGGCGTTTAATTTCAGCTTTACACTTTTCAATATCCATTCTATTCTTTTTCTATTTTGACATTAGGCTTTATTTTGTCTTCTTTTAATACAGCTTGTAGGTCTTCGGTTAGCTTTGCATTTGCAGCTTGGGCTAATTTAACATCCATCGCTAAGCTATTAAGATTTTGTTGCCCTTTAAATAACACATTAAGACACTCTATTGCTCTAGGCGTTAGATCTGCTATGTCGTATTCTTCTCCGTCAAAATTAATAGTTTTTAGTTCATTCCCATTTTCCATATAATACTCCTTATTAAGTTATGGTTTGTTTAGTATATCCTTAAGAAAAAAGCCTGTCTACGCCGCTCATACCTATGATAAGTATGTAAAGGCCCATTATGTACCTAGTGTACTTAGAATCCATAGCATCAAACTTAGCGTCGCCCTTATCAAGTCTTTTTTCTATATTGTCTACTTGGGTCTCTACTTTTGCTAATGATTCTTTAGTTGTTGTCATTATGAACCTGCTGCTTCGTTAGCTGCTTTTTTTGCATTTTTAATAGTTGTAGTCCAAACAGTTGAAGCTATACCTTGAACGTCTGTGGACTCTCCAGATACATCTGTATCTGTATGCGTCCAAGAACTACCATCATAAGATGATGTTACGCATTCAAGAACTTTTCTATGTAAAGATTTTGATATTTCTACACCATCTTCTTTGATAACTGTAGCTGTTCTTACTTGTATATTTTTATGTTCTCCAACAATTTCTATTTTGTCTTCAATCACTTCTTTTGTTATTGCCATTTTTTTCTCCTATTAAACACTATATGTCATTGTGCCTATTATAGCTATTGAGTTATTATGTGATGCTTCTAATTCACCAACAAGCGTAAAATCAAAATCTTGTTCATTTATATTAAGAAACCTAATTACTGTTGCTGAACCTTGCATAATAGTAGTTGGTGAAGAATCGTTTAAAGTATAAAATCTTATATATACTGGACCTGCTCCAACATTATTACTAGCTGAAGTAAATGGTAGTCCTCCTATTTGCATTTGTGAACCCCCTGAAGGCAATCCGCCAGTAGTTACTATATGGTAACGAACAGTAACAGTATTACCTATTTTTTGATAAATACCAACAGCAGTAGTCAAAGTGCCAAATGTAGGAGTCCAAGTACCTTCTTCATAGTCATCTAATCCATTACTTGTGTTTCCACCTAAATGTATCTGTGTCCCAACAAATATATCTCTAAACCTATGTGAAACTCTACCTAAATCAATGGCATTATCTATTTTTGCACCATTTCTGCAAGGCGATATAAAATTATTACTTGGGTGCATTAGAAGTCCTGATCCACTAGCTGCTCCACCTTGTATAAATAGTGCGTCTCCGCCTTCAGAACCAATACTTCCAACTACTGTGCCATCTTTGTTAATTTCAATAAGATTACCATCATTGGTTGTTCTATTAACTCTCAAAACTCGGTTAGAGTCTGTTGTTATTTCAACAGCAGCACCTTTCTCATACACAAAGCCTTCTGCACTAAATGAGGTAGAATTTTTACCCATTATAACGTTTTCACTAGAATCGATAGTTATAGCTGTTGCATCAGCACTTGAAGATATTCCATCTACTCCACCACCGGCTGTTGCAAATGATAAAGTACCACTACCATCAGTTTTTAAGAATTGGCCATTACTACCGTCAGATACGTTAAGTTGTGTTATACCTACAGCGTTGTCTGCTATTAATTCACTTGGTATTGTTGTTCTTGCCATTATTCAGTCTCCTTTAGTGACTCTACTATTACCTTGCCGTTTTCATCTGTCCAATTAGCGTCTATCATGTGTTGGTCTTGTCTTTCGCCTATTACCAACCAAGAAACTGTTGCAGTTGAGCTATTGTTTTGACAAGTTATTGTTAGAATATTTCCTACTACACTTCCCTTTACATTATCCCAATCTGTTTCATTAGATGTAAATACTTGCACATCTGTATTTAAAGCTACAAAAGTTCCTTCAGACATACCTGCTACAGTATCAATATTAACTGTTGCAGAACCTCCTACTAAATTTACTTTTCCTCTGTAAATTAAATCAGCTTGTGGTCCTTCTATAAATGAATGAACTAGATGATGTGTGTCTTTTTTAGAGTCTAATGGGTGACTAATTTTAAATGAACCTGAAGCTTTAGATAAAGCACCCCCTACTTCTAAATCTCCATTATCTACTATTCTGATTCCCTTATCACCTGATGCATGGTGTGCAATAACAATACCACCTGCACTCTCAGCAAGTATACATACATCGTTTGTGTGTGTTAAACTAGAGAAACCACCAGTAGCAGCATAAGGCACAAACTTAATAACATTACCACCTATACCTGTAAAAGATGCAGCTTGTGTATTTGTTGATCCTGCCTGTACATTTAGAGTAGCATTCATTGTTGTAGTATTGATTCCTACCTTTCCTGAATTATCAATACGCATCCTTTCTGGGATAGAACCTCCTGAACCAGTATAAAAAAGTAAACCACCTTCTGCGTTTGATGCACTACTTGCAATATTTATAACTTGCATACCACCAAGCAAAGCAAAACCAGCAGTACCAACAGTACTTCCAAAAAAAGATGCTGCTCCAGCATTTACTGAGGTAGATGTTGTCTGACCATTAAAGACACCATAACCTGAACCACCCTGTACCCCTAAATATTTAAAAGTACCTCCAAATCCTGTTGTACTTGGTGTTGCTCCAATTCCAACATGACCTGAACTATCAATAAACATTCTGTCGCCAACACCTTCTTGAGTAAATCTCATACCATCAGTTGAAGCGTTAGGTCTTAAAGTAAAGTTATTGGTCTGACTTGGTCTACGCATAGCAATACCATCATTTCCTTCTACTTGTAACATTGAACCAGTAGAAGAAGATGGAGTTCTACCTATACCAACCAAGCCTGAAGTATCAATACGCATTCTTTCTGTATTGTTAGTTATAAATGCTGTTGCATGATTACTTTCTGTACCAAAATAACCAACAGTATCAGTTGCAGTTATTTCAATATTTAATGTATTTGTAGTATCTGTAATTCTTATAGCTGGATTTGATGCATTAGATAAATGTAATAAAGTTGATGGACTAGTCGTACCAATACCAACTCGTTCACTACTATCAATAGTTATGGCTGTTGCATCAGCACTTGAGCTAATACCTGCAACACCACCTGCTGCATCTTCCCATGCAACACCACTTCCTGTTGAGGTTAAGACTTGACCATCAGAGCCTTGTCCGCCATTAACTTTAAAATTTTGTCCATCTACTAATGGACTTGTAACTGAAGTAGCAATTGTTACAGCATTTTCTATCTTTGCGCCCGTAACGGCATCATCTACTATAGAAGCAGTTACAACTGCACTAGAAGCTAACTGGTCTGCCCCAACCGCGTCATCTGCTATAAGAGCCGAAGTTATTGCGTCATCTGCTATAAGAGCAGAAGTTATTGCATCATCAGCAATTTTTGCAGAAGTAATTGCATCGTCTGCTATTACGTTAGTTGTGATCTTAGTGTTAGCCATTACTCACTCTCCAATTTTGCTTTGAGTTCTTCTACTTGTGCAGATAGTTCTTTTACTGCGTTAATAAGTGGGTAAATAAACATAGCTTGTGCTAATTGTTGTGAGCCATCTTTTTCTTCTGACCAACCTCCAAAGTTTTTATGTCCTACCTTATCTAATGCCTTTTCTACATCTTGTGCAATCATTCCGTACAGATTTGTTTCTGTGTCCATAGTGTTTTCTGTTTCAGAATAATCTATGTAATGTTTAGGAAACTCAGTATTTGGTTTCCAATTAAATGTTACAGGTCTTAATTCATTTATAAAACTTAATCCTAGATCTGTATCTTCTATATTAGTTTTTTTATGTAAATCTGAACTTCTAGTAAAAGTAGCATTTGATGTAAATACATTACTAACACGATTTCCTGATTTACCAAAACTAAAGCTGTTTGATTGTGGTGCTGTTAGATTATCTCCAATAACAATACAGTTTGCTGTTGCTTCACCTGATGTATTTGTAGCATCACCTATACAAACATTTTGACTACCTTGTGTGATATTGTTTCCTGCATCTATACCAACACATACATTATTTGCACCTGATGTAATATTATCACCTGCTGTTTTTCCGACACAAGTGTTTCCTGATCCACCAACACAACGAGTTAAGGCATCAAATCCTACACAAGTATTATTGCCACCTGTGGTTATTTGATTTCCTGCTTTAGAACCACAAGCAGTATTATTAGTAGCTGTTGTGTTTGCTCCAAGTGCATCAAAACCTATAGCACATAAATTATCCCCTGTGGTATTTGCATCTAAACAAGAGTTACCAACTGCTGTGTTTTGTGACGCTGTTGTATTATTAGTTAAAGCTTGAAAACCTATTGCAACATTTGAATGACCTGAACTATTTGAGTAAAGAGCATTATTACCAATAGCTACAGTATCGTAACCACTACTACTATTCATCAATGCTCGGTAACCTATTGCAACTACTCCTGTTGTATCTGTGTTTTGTGCAGCTGAAAAACCTACTGCAACATTTCCTAAACGATTAACAGCAGAAGTTAATGCATTATCACCTATTGCAACTATTCCATTTGCAGTCTGATTCGCATCTAGTGCATTTCTTCCTATAGCTATGTTTTCACTACCTGTTGTATTTGCTGCCATAGCCGAGGTACCGATAGCAACATTTCTATCTCCAGTTGTATTACTTGTTAAAGAACTTTCTCCAACTGCTGTATTACTATGCCCATCAGTATTTGCATCAAGTGAGTTTCTTCCAATACCCACATTGTCATAGCCAGTCGTGTTTGCTGTCATGGCGTTGTTACCTACCGCTGTGTTGTTATCGGCAGTGGTATTCGCATCTAATGCTGCATAACCCACAGCTACGTTTCTATCGCCTGTTGTATTTGCATACATTGAGTCACGACCAATGGAAACATTTTCTGTACCAGTTGTGTTTGTGTTTAATGCTCTATACCCAAAAGCGTCATTGTTTGAAGCGGTGGTATTACTTGTTAAAGCAAGTTTACCAAATGCTGTATTATTATCTCCTGTCGTATTAGCATCTAAAGTACCATGTCCCATAGCTGTGTTAGAGCCACCTGTAGTATTTGCACCTAAAGCGTTTCTACCAAAAGCGTTATTATCTCCACCAGTAGTATTTGCATCTAAAGCACCAGAACCGAATGCATTATTGTCAGCACCTGTGGTGTTTTGTAATAAAGCAGCATTACCAACGGCCGTGTTGTTATCTGCTGTAGTATTGTTTTCTAACGAATTAGAACCTACAGATACATTACCTGTGCCTGTTGTGTTTGTTCTAAGAGAATCTTTACCAATAGCAACATTATTATTACCAGTTGTAAGGTCTTCTAAAGCTAAATAACCAACTGCTGTGTTACTATCTCCTGTAGTTAATGCTGTAAAAATATCAACACCTAAACCTGTATTATAATTAGCTGCATCTATTGTGCCTGTGGCATTATCTCCAACCATAATTGAAGAAGTACCAAATGTTTTAAATGTTGGTCCACTAGCTGGTGCGTCTTCCCAAGCAACTCCACTACCGGTTGAAGTTAATAATTGCCCATCTGAACCTTGAGCTCCACCTACTGTTAAGTTATTTAATTCTACTGTTCCGTTTACATCTAATGTTTGTGTTGGGCTTGAAGTATTTATACCAACTTTATTAGTACTAGAGTTTACAACTAAAGTGTTCGTATCAACTGTTAAGTTGGCTGACATTTTTACATCGCCCACAATATCTACGGGCACGGATGGTGAAGCAGTTCCTAGGCCTACACGAGAGTTAGAGTTGTCTACTACAAAAGTAGGAGAATCAAACGCAACGTCGTGAGATCCTACGGTTAGCGTGCCTGGAGTAGTTATGTTGCCCGAAAGCTTTGCGCTTGTTACGGTGCCATCGCTTGGTGTACCTATGTTTACTGGATTTATTACATAAACAGTAACAGTTCTACCTGATACAACGCCCGTGTCTAATGTAAGAGTGTTGTTGCTGATTGTGTACGCAGCTTGGTTTTGAAACACACCATTTATAAATACTATAAGGTTGCTTTCTGCTGCTGGAGAGTCGGATAAAGTAAAAGCTGTTTGGTTAGAAGTAGCTGTAAAAGTGTCTACGGTAAGGTTAGAAGATTGTAGATTAATAAGGTTATCTACAATCACCTCTATCTTCGTGCCGTTTACTGGAGCTGCATCAAAAGTTAGTGTGCTACCACTAAAGCTAAATGTATCGTGGTGTTGCATAACACCATCAAGGAATACCATAGCATTAGCTTCTACGCCTGGGTTTATACCTACATCATATGCAGTTGCGCTAGAAGCCGCTGTAGCGTTGTAAACAGTTTGGTTGGCTGATTTAGATGCAATGTTCTCTTGTATGTCCGTGAGAAGCGCTGCAGTTGTTCTAAGCTGTACTGTAGAGCCATTAGCAAAGGTTCTTGCTGTTGTATTGTCTGATGCACGAACTACGGTCCATGTGGTGCCTGAAACAGCAGTAATCTTAACAATTTCAAGATTAGTGCCGTCAGATATCGTGGCGTAGAAATATTCTCCTGCGCCTACGGTAGGAAAGGTGCTACTGCTAGTAACGGATATGCTGGTAGCACTTGTACTAGTTATAGCCGCTGCTAGAGTAGTTTCGGCATTGTTTGTAAAAACTACGCCCATAAATTACTCCTATTTTAACTTACTGTTACAGTCCAAGTGATGGTCATTGAGTCAGCTGAACCCTTATTAACAACTGAGAATACTGTTCTACAAAGCATAGTTCCACCAGAAGAAGCTGTAAGTATACCTGCTTCTGTAACTGCACCTGTACCAGTACCTGCTGCAAAAGTAGCTACGTAAGTAACAACATTACTAGAAACAGTAGTACTTGTTAGAGAAACTCTACCAAGTTCTGTACCTAATGCTGTATTACCAGCAGCTGCCGCTGTCGTACCACTACCAACAGCCATGTGAGACATGGTGCTAGAGTTGTTCTTCATACGGTCTGCTACGTAGGCTTTACCTGCAGTAACCACTAAGTTGTCAATGTCACGTACAACTTCGCCATTTAGGCTAACTTGCAAACGACCTTTCATTTTTAGGTTGTCTTGTATTTTAGACATAATTACCTCGCTTTAAGCGTTTAACATACTATTATTAAGAGCCGAGACATTAATAGGCCCGCCTCCTCTTATCAATTCTACATCAATTGATTCAGTTATTGTAGCAGTATCTGCAAAAACTGGTGAAAAGGCAAATGCCGTACTTTCACTAATTGTTGCTGTTTCCGCTATAGTTCCCATAGCAAAACTAGCCGCATAGGCCTCTGCTACGGACACTCCTTCTGCAATGTCACCCGGCACGAACGAACTAGCGTAAGATTCGGACACGGAGATCCCTTCTGCGATATCACCCGGAGTGAACGCAAATGCAGAGGATTCTGACATTGTAACAATGTTTGTTTTGTTTAAATTACTTTCTGTAGCTAAGTCATCACTAGCAGCAGCTGTATCATCTAAGCCATAAGCATCCGCAAAATCACGTGAATAAACTACTGTTCTAGCTAAAGATTCGTCTACACTAAAGGAATCTTCTAATAAATTAGACATTTCTAAAACTTGAGAATCACTAAAAGAGTAGCTATCAGCTAATACTGTGCTGACATCAAAAACCTGTGATTCGCTAATAGTTACAGAATCAGATGGGTTTTTACCAAAAGCGTACGTATGGGACTCTGACACGCTAGTAGAATCCGCAAAATCTCTAAGATAAGTAACTACTTTACTAAAATCTTCACTTACAGAAACAGACTCTGTTAGAGCTTTTTGCATAGCATTAGCTAGCTGTTCTGTTATTGTTGGTGTGTCACCTAGTCCTTTATTAAAACTAAACACGTCCGAATCAGTAAAGCTAAAAGATTCTGCGTTGGGAGAGTTGTATTGAGCGCTAAAGTAAAGGTTTTTGGTGTCTGCATCTAAAAAGACATCTGCAGCAGTAAGTTGTTGAAATGCAACGATTTGTTGCATGTCTATGAATTGTACTGTAGTTTTTAAATGCTCAAATAAGCTTACAGCTTCTGTAGAATCTGTCTGTATTACCAGCTTTATCTGCTGGTAGTCTACTGTAAACTTGAATGCCATTAATCAAAGTCGTCACGTACTTTAAACTTTATCAAATCTTGCACTGTTTGGATGTTTCCATCTGACTTTGTAAACTCAAGTTCTCCCTCAAAAGTACCTGCGGTTGACCATGTTCCCGATGGGAAAGCTAAGATACAAGTGCCTGAACTAGGGGCAGAAAGTGTAGCTGTAATAGTAGATAACACTGTAGTTTTACCTACTTCTCTTATTCTTAACTTTACAGCACCTCCTGTTAAATTTACAGGAGCCCAAGTCGTACTATCTTCTATATCTAAAGTAGCACCAGAGGCAGCAGTATTGCTGTCTTTCAAGTTAAAAGTAAGTTCAGGGAGTGTATCTCCTACTACTAATTTTATTGTGTCTGAATACGCCATAACTAATTATACCTATAATGGAGAATAAAAGGGAGTTATGTCTTTTACCCTTAAATTTCCTGTTACTAAATCATACCCTTTTTCTACGGTGGGTCCAAGTGGACCTACCCACATAGGATCTCCATATCTTTTATCTTCCATAAACAAAGGAAGTGCTAAAGTAAAAGGCCCAAGCACCCCAGATCTATCTATAATCTCTGTACTATACTCACCCCAATCCATGCTTCGTGATCTTCTGTAGTTTTTATCTTCTGGGCTTACACCTGGTAAAACCCAAGCTAATCCAACTTTAAATCTTTCACGTAAATCAAACCCTAACATAGTTAATGGTAGTAAAGTTGCAGCACCTAAGAACAAAGGCACAGATGCACCTTTTAGTCCTGCTTCTGTATACCTAGCCTGCATTTCATTTATAGAACCGCCTACGACAGTTTTACCGTAAGCGTAGAAGAAAGATTTAAGTTGCCACACTAAAGCAAATCTAGGATCAGAAGCCAAAAGAGGTCTTTCTGCAGCATTTGGTCTTACTATAGACTCATCTACAAACCTAGCTAGAGCTAATTTTATTTTTTCATTACCTGCTTCATTAATATTACCGCCGCTCCAAGCCATAACATCATCTGCTGTTACACCTAATTCTTTTAAATATCTTATAGCTCTTTTGTCACCTGTTTTTGCTTTTTTAGCATTGTCTAATAAAAATGCTTTACCCATACCTGCTGCAAATACTCTAGTAAACTTAGTAAACTGTTCTAATCCTATAGCTCTAAAAAACTTATTGGTAAACTTTTTAGTGTTTTCACTTGTATATTCTAACTCGCCAGCACCCACAAACGTTTCCATCATTGCATCAATCCCAACAACTCCTATATCTTTAGCTAATGTTGCTGCTTCATTTGGGTCTTTTATCATATTAAAAATAGTACTGGCTGCAGTTCGTAAGGCTCCAAAGTCTTTAGAACGCAGTATTGGTCCTGCTAAATCTGGGAAAGAAGCAAAAGTAGCAAAAGTTAAAAGTGTAACTACGTTAAAAGCTAATCCTATTTGATTAGCGCCCCTAAACATTCCACTAGAGATTGGAGTTATTTTACCTAACATAGCCATAACCGCTTGCTCAGCTAGTTCTCTTTGCTTAGGGTTTTCTATTTGACTAAGCAACTCAGCAATTCTTTCTGGTCCACCTCTTTTATTTAATTCTGTTCTTTTTACTGTATTATCAATATATTTTTGCAACGCTCTGTGTGGGTCTTCTAATATCTCTGCATCTCTTAAACGTTTAGTAGGTACATTTTTATAAAGAGCTGCTCTAGATTTTATTAAACCTATATTATATTTAGCACCATCACTATCTATTTCTATTTCATTAGATATATCTGCAATTGTAGCCTCTACTGCTTCATTAGCTTCTTGTTCGCTTAAATCAGTCTCTCTAGTTGTACCGTCTGCGTTTTTATCTCCTTTTTTGTTAAACTCCATGAGTAAGTTTACTAGTTCTTGTTTCTTTTCAGGGTTACCTGCTACTTCTTCTATAAGTAAAGAACGTGGGAAGAAGTTAGAAAGTTTACCTATACCTATTTTTTCTAAACCTAATGAATCGTAATGTTCTGTTAGCCACTCTCTAATTCTTGCAGCTTGTGGTCCTAGTTGTTCTGTAGGTATAGTATTATCCTCAGCTTGTAAAAGAATATCCATTTTTTCTTGGGTCATTTCACCACTCTTACGCACTCCTAGAATATCTTGTATTTGAGTCATTTTAGCTCTAGCTATAGTAGTCGTTGCAGTAAGTAGTCCTATTGCTTCTGTAGTTTGTGGCTGTCCTCTAAACATTTGAGCTAATGCTTTACCACCTTTTCCATAGCCTCTAAGTAAATCATCTTTAGCAAGTAAAACCATTTTTATAAACTCGCCCACACCAAGGGCTGCTCCTGTTTCTCCTGTTTCTTTTAGTTTATTTACTGTTTGTTGTATTTTTTGTGGAGCTTTAGGATCGCCTAACGGTATCTCTTTGCCTATCTTTTCTACCGTTTGTTGTATCTCTGCACTTGCTAAATACTTTGTCATAAAATGACCCTCGTCATTATTTATTCTTTGTAACTCTACTACATAATCAGCAAAAGCAGGACTTACTCCATATCTTCTAGTAGCAAAACTGCTAAACTCTTTTACAAAAGCTTCTATCTTACCCGCTAAACGTTTGAAGAAAGAGTCTGTTTGATTTTGTGCTTTTTTTGTTTGATCAAGCAAATAAGAAGCTACTTGGTCTGACATCCATTCTATAAACCCCTGTTCATCATTTGTATATTGAGCAGTGTCGTTACCTTCCCTGTCTTTATTAAATGCATTAAGCAGACTTTGTCTTAACTTAGGTATATTTAAAGTTTTTTCTAACTGTTCTCTTACAAAAGAGTGGCCTATTTCGTGGGCTACAACAAATGCCCTAGCTCCTTGTTCCGCTTTATTTAAACCTTCTCGGGTTTGTACAAGAATAACATCAAAGTTTGCGCCTTGAATGTTTAAGCCTCTAGTAGATTCTCCGCTATCTGGAGCTAATCTTCTTAAACCATTTTGAACCCTGTTTAGTAAATCTGCATCTCCTTCTAAAGACTCTAAAGTAATATCTTCCGTGGTACTAAACACTCTATAAGCTTTCTTTAAACCTAGTTTAGTATTAGCAATACGTTGAAAGTCTTTAAGAAAAGTAGCGCCTAAGTGTTGCTCAACTACACTAGTAAAAGAAACACCGGGTTTAGGGCCGCCTGTTCTTGTAGAAGACCCTTTAGCATATGGGTTTTTAAAAAGTCTTCTGTTAAATTCGTTTTCTAACCTTTCGTCTGGTGTAGGTTCTTTCCCACCTTCTTTCTCTTCTGCTACTTGTTCTATATCTTGTCTAGGATCAGCCCCAACCTGATTTACTGTATCTTTAACATTAACACTAGATGCTCTACCCCTTTGTAAATCATTTAAAGTAAACCTCTCTTTACCTTTATTTTTTGTGTAAACGATAGCCCCTGGGTCATTAAAAGCTGCGTCATCTATAAGTTTGCCGTCATAAAATAACGCATAGTTACCTTCTAAAGAACCTAAAATAAAAGCAAGTCCATCTACAGCGCTACCAAACTCATCTGGAGAAAAACTTTCTCCAAAACGCCTTGCAAGAATCCTGCCTTGATTAACAAGAGTTGGCATATCTATCCCTACAGGCTTACTCATCTCAGGTGTTTCTATTGTAAACCTACTATTTCTTGCTCTTCTTTTTGCTAAGTTAACTGATTTAGTTATGTCTGCAGGACTAGGTTTAGTTATCCCTGAGGTATAACCCATGTTGTATTTAATTAAATTAAATCCGCCCCTATCAGTATTTTCGTTAATTTTATAAAAAGCACCAGATGGGTCGTTTACATTTTCTTTTATAAAAGCTTTTAGTAAACTTTCTGAATATCTTTTTTTATTTACGTTTTCTTCAAACTCTCTCTCAAACTCTGTTGGAACTAAAGACTTGGCTTCTTCTACTAAAGCTTGGTCGTAAGTGATATCAGTAGAAGGTATAGCCCAAACTTGTGTACCTTTTTGTCTAGGGGTTATAGGGTCAAGAAAAGAACCTCTACCCTCTTCTACAGCAGTAGGCTCGCTAACATCAAATATATTTCCTAATTCTTCTTCCTCTGTTTGAAAAGACTCTTGCTGTTCATTTTCATCTAACCCCTCATCCTGCATAGCGTCCATACGTTCTTCTACAACACTATCTAAATCTCTAGTTTTTACTTCAAAACCTGGGGTATTATTTATTACAGCTTCTGCAGCTTTTAAAGCATCTGCTTCTCCCTCTTTTGTAACAGACTGTTCCCAAATAACATTACCATTAGGACTTACTACACTAACTGCAATACTATCTCCTGGAGCTCTTTTTCTTGTATACCCGTTATTATTTGCTAACCACTCATCTAAAAGATCTCTACTAAGAGCATTTGTAGACATATAATTAGCAAAAGACTCCGCTTTTTGAGGATTAATAGTGTACAAAATTCCTACTTTATTTATATCTACCGCTTGCACGTTTGGGTATTTTTTTTGTAATTCAGCTTCTAGTCCACCTTCCATAGTTTTTCTGTTAGCTTCAACTACCCAAACGAAATCTTTATTTATGGTTGAGTTATCCATTGCTTCAAATTGATCTCTAAGAGAAGCTTCGCTTTCTGGTAAAACTTCACCTGTAACTTTATCGAATTCTTCTTGTGCAGCAATAGCATAGCCCTGTTTCATCATATCGTAGCTTTTACCGGCTAAAGCCGAGGGAGTACCAATAGCAGTACCTACACCTACGCCACCAAAGAACCCAGCAAATAAAGCATTAGCCCTATCTAAGTTAGCCATAGCTTGCGTGTAATCTTCGTCTATTCTAAATTTTTGTTGCACGGAAAGTTCTTCTTGTCCTGCTTCTGCTAGTCCTTCAGCCACCGCAGTAGTGCCTGTAACTTGAGCAAGTCTACTTCTTCTACTTTGTATAGAAGCATCTTGTAAAGTATTAATACCTTTTGGTGTTTTTTTATTAATTACACTTGCTACAGATTTTGCTACAGCAACTTCACTACCTAAACCAATTGCAGCAAATGCACCACCTTGTGCGAAAGAAGCAATAGCATCATCTGCTGTAGTCATTCCTTGTTCTGCGTAATCTCCAAAAGCTATACCAGTACCCATTACTTGTTCTTGAGACCCAGCACCTGCTAACGCTCCTACTTTAGCGCTAGTGCCACGTCTTTTACTTCGTATAAAAGCATAAAGATTATTAATCATTGTTTCTTCGTCTGGGGTAAGAGGATCAAGTTTAGTAGGTCTTTTTTTAGCTTTATTTGCTTCTATAGCTATATATTTATTTACAACTTTTTGTACAGTTTTACGATCTCCTGCTTCTTTTGCTATGCTAGTTGGTAATACAGATTTAGAAGCTGCTTTTGTAAGCGCTTTAGTCCCTACGGTTCTACCCACAGCAGCAGTCGCCCCTACTCCTAAACCAGCACCTGTCATAGCTAAACCTATACTAGCTACAGCAGAGGGTACGAATTGACCAGTTGCTTGTATTGCTTGGTTTATAAAACCCCCAAAAGTAGGTTCATCTAAAAACTCTTCAAAAGTATCCATATTTGCAAGATAATAAGAAGAAGATTCTGTAACTCTATTAGCAGAATCTAATTTGTTTTGCATCTTATCTTCTTGCCCCATAAGAGCATTTAAGGCTGCGCCAAAGTTAACAGTTTGTGCAGCAGTATTTTGCACACCTGTATCTATTGCGGCTCTAAATAATTGAAAAGGGTCATCTATAACTTCGCCTTGGGGGGCAGCAGTACGAGAAGCAGAAGCGCCTATTAGGTCTGTTTCGTTCCCCCTTGGCTCAGTGGAAGTGGCGGAGACACCTATTAAGTCTGTCTCAGTAACCATTTATTTTCCTCTATTGTCTTTAGGTATAGATTGTATAAAAGTAGCCCTAAAGTCTGAATCAAGCCCGCCGTAAAAAGCAGCTAACTCTGGAGCTTTTATACTTTGCTCAGCTTCGGTGCCTGAACCGGGTTGAATTAAAAATATTTCATTTATAACCTCTCGACCATTTACTGTTTTAGTGTTTATACGAACTCTTTGTAAAACTTCGGAAGGGCTGCTTGCGGCATTTGCATACTGTAACCAATCTGACCACCAATCAGGTAAATCTACAGAACCTATGTTGTTTGCTAAAGCTAAGAAATATTCACCATGTAATAGTTTAGTTGCTGCTTCATCTTGGCTAGTTGCGTACCTAACTTTACCATTAGGTTGAATTGTAAAACCATTATTGTTTTTTATAGTTGCAAAAGCGTTTCTAACTTGAGAAGTTAATTGAACGTCTTTTTTAGGGTCTTTATACTTACTTCGTATAACATTATCATCTTTATCTTTTTTAGTAACAAAAAACTCTATATCAGTAATATAGTTATATTTATCTTGAAAGTCTGGATATAATTCAGCCAGTCTAGATTTTCTAATAGCCTCATAATTTTTAAGTATACTAGCGTCTGTAGCTGCTGCTGTATACCTATCTTGCCCAGGGGTTCCTACATCAAATAAATTATAATTTTCTTTAAAAGAATCTTCAAAACTACCGCCTGCTAATCTAGCGTTTTCTGCAATAGCAATAGCTACTAAAGCTTTACTTACATTTACATCTCTATCCACTACAGGTGCTGCTTGAAAAGAAGCTGCGTCTGTAACATTGTGTTTTTGCACATATGTTTGTGCTCTTTGTATTACGTCTGGATCTGCTCCAAGTTCTTGGTATTGTTTAGCATATTGTGTTATGTGTGCATTAAAACCTGCAGGATCTGTTTTAGGGTCAGGTATTTCAGGTATTCCTTTATTTTTTACAGTTGCATCTAATCCATCGTCTCCG